CGTATTCCTCCTTTTTCCGCTACAGGTTTTACAACCTATATCGCGTATGCTCAGTCCCTTTGAGGGATTGTGTCGCTCATTTGGACTTTAATGTCTCTGCGCGCGTAGGTGTAGCAAATTATTTACGGTTCACAAACTTTATTATAACAAATCAAAATTTCTTTTTATTTAATCTTTTTGTTGTGTAAATCCTTAATAAAATACGAAAAATTTAAAAATTGTATATAAGATTATAAAATAAATACTGGAGCTTCCCATTAGAACAGCTTGAGAGCCTTGTCAGCTCATAGTGCCATAGGTTTATTTTATTTTAAAAATATTAGTTTAGTATTTTATTGGGTGTGTCAATTTGAAAGTAATATTTAAGGACGTTTATTGAATATCATGTGTTTAGACCTTAAAATAATTTATACGGTGATTTGTTATATTCGAGTGGCAATCCCACTTGGAGTAACAATATTCGACTACGAAGTCGAACCACATGACGTATAAATGGGTTCATTACCTATTTTATGTTGTTAATATCTGTCACGATATGTTGTATTCAATAAAAATAATTATTTAGATAATTTCAAATTGGTTAATTCGGACTGGTGGATCTAGGGAAGAAGACTTAATTTAATAACCCTATGCTTAAAAATACAATTGCTTTAAGGCTTTTGGTCTTCAGGATTACCGGCGCTGTCCTCAGTTCCGGACAAAATGCACATGTTCCTTATACATTAAAAGTAAGGCGGCGGGCAACCCCCTGAGCGAAGCCGTAAATTCAATCAAACCCCGACAATTCACTACAACTTACTGACCAAAATTACGCTTTCAAACTTTCAAAATTTTACAAAGACTTCTTTACAAAATTTAATAATGTCACAAAGCACAATTTCATTTTACAAGTTCGTACATAAGAATCCTGTTTGGGTAGATATTCCAGCAATGTTTAAATATATTAAAAATCAACCGAAAGGTTTTATATTTAAAACACTAGCTGATATAATCCGCGAAATAAATGGTGAATGGGTATTTACTTATAATCGTAATGCGGATAAACAATATCAAAATATGTTTGAGATGTTAAAAACTATGAATCTTAAACATGATATGCCACATTTAACTAGATTTATGCATAACGAAAAATATAAACGTAATGCAGGATGTGGCCAACATTCTAAAGCTCAAGTTCAGGCTTTAGAAGATTTCTTTCATTTTCCCTCTAGAGTTACTCATTTACTAGCACAGGCTACAGCCGCTGTTGGTGAAGTTCGAGAGACTGTTGCACATGTAGATTATACAGCAGAAAGGGTTAATGAAAATATTGATACTGTACAAGAAATGTTAGTTACAGTTCGTACTATTGTACAAGGTTTTCAAGATCAAATTAATGAACTAAAAGAGAATATGGGTGACACTGTTATGACAATGTTACTTTATTTGGCAAAAATTGTTTCGGTGTGTTTTTTATTATCGAAAAAAGAAAATCAAGATGCGACATCGATTGCTGCATTAATTACTCTCATTTTACCATCTTCAATTACAAGTGGTATCCAGGCGTTTGCGTCTGGCCTGATTCGAGTTATCCAGGGAATGACGGGTGCTGTTGCACAAGCTGATGATCAAGAAACTGATGGTTTTATTAAATCTTTTTTCTCACTTACTGTGGGGATTGTTAAAGGTTTATTTCGTGATGTGCCTAAAGATGCTTTTGAAAATATGAATTTATCTTCAAAGAAAGTTCGATTAATAGCAGATTATATACGAGGTTGTACTACTATTGTAGATTTTGTTGTTAAGATATATGAAAAATGTATTGAATTAATTGGAGATAGAGTGTTAAAATATTTTGGAATAATACCATGGTTTATGAAGGAAGATTCTATTCAACCTTTGATTGATGAATTTTTGGATATTAAACAAACGAAATTAGATCAACAAGCATCGATACATAAAGAAGCTGCTAGAAAAGTGTGTGGTTTATATGATCGTTTAATATTGGTTGAAGCTAAGATGAATAAGAAAATACATAAAAGTGGAGGTCAATTTAAAATCATGCCTTATTTACGTATTATGATACGAAGTTTAGAAAATACAGTTAATCGAATACCTGATCATTTACGTAATGGTTTGGTTCCACGTCGTACAAAACCTTTTTGGGTTTATATATATGGAGATCCACGTATAGGTAAAAGTGCAGTATTTCAACCTTATGTTGTTAATGCTTTATCAAAAGCTCTTAACTTAAATACAAGTTATGAAGATTATACTAATTATACGTATTTACGAAATTGTGGAGAAGATTTCTGGGAGGGTTATGATAATCACTCAGTGCTTTGGTATAATGATATTTTTCAAAATTATTCTGATGAACAAGCTATGAATAAAGCAGTTATGGAATTAACTAATGTAGTTGATGATAACGTATATCCTTTAGAAATGGCTTTTGAACGAAAACATGGAGTTTATTTTAATAGTGAAGTGGTTATTAGTAATGCACAAGATGAAATAATTGGTGCTCCTTTTCTAACAAATAAATGTTGGTCAGGTGGAGCTCATTTATATGCGCGTCGTAATGTTAGTGTTAAAATAGAGGTTAATCCACGTTATAAAGTTCAAAATGCTGTTGGTTATGATCAAGCACGGGTAGATGCTAAAATGTTAATGAATCCAAACGAATGTGTTGGTTACGAACATTGCAATTTATTTACAGCAGTTGAGTTTAAACAAAAACTTTTATTTCCTAATGATATGTACACTTTAACTTTTACAGATAGAATGTCAGGTTTGCCATATCTATCAACAAATTTTGTTGATGGTGTTAAATATATTTGTGATGAAGCTATATCTTTTAAAGCTACACAAGGAGAATTTAAAAACCGTTTATATAATCATTTTGAAGCTATGTGGGGAGCTGCACCAACAATTGGTCAAGCTCAAGCTGATGATGGAATAACTGTAGAGGATGTGTTAGAAGATGAAGATGTTCCACCTATTCATCCTATGCCACAAGCAACATATCAATCCTCTCGACCTACGCCAGCTATGGGTGAATATCAAGATGCTACTGACGATGCTCAAGATCCTGGTTATTATCGTGGTTTATGGTTAGATGGTATTTATGCTCGAGCATTGCGAGATGTTGAAGCAACTTTTCCAGAATTGTTGGGAACTAATAATTATTCAACAATTTCGCGTGCACGAACTCGAGATGATGGTTATAGAACAGAAGCTGTATATGTTTATTATGCAAATAATTGTGATTTACCTGATGGTGATGTTCATGTTAGAGTAACTTTAGCTATTGAAGTTTTGGGAGCCGATTTTTGGCGTAGAGTTCCATTACCGAATTCTAAATGGCAAAAGATGTGTTTATCATTTAAATATTGTATGCAGAGTTTTAGAAATCAATGTCGTTTTCTTATAGCTACTATGCCTGCTATAGTTACATTTGTTGGTGTATGTGTGTCAGCATATATGTGGTATCGGGTTATAAAATTTTATTTTAATGTTATGTATAAATTTTATGGATTATCAACAAAAGAGGTATCAAAACCCATAGAAGAAGAACAAGATAAATGTATAGCTGAAACTGCTGAAGGTAAACAAAAGAAAGGAGTACATCAAATTTTACGTGTGAAACGTCAACCTGTACAAGCTACAGCTCAAAGTTATGATTCACAAAATAGTGTTATTGAAAATATACTACACGACCATATGTGTAAATTTAGTATACAAGTAGTGGATAAAGATGGTGTAGTTGCTACATCGCGAATGTTTGGAAGTGGTGTTTGTGTGGGTTCTGACATTTTTGTTATTCCTCACCATTTTTGGTATCGATGGATGGAGATGAAAGAACTTTATAATAGTAAATCTATGGATTTGCAATTGATTTTACATTGGAATGATAAAATTCAAAATGTAGTTGCATGGGATATGATAGATAGTTTACATTTAGATTATGATCATACAATAGATTTAATTTTTATACGTATTCGAAATGTTGTACAGAAATCACATATTAAAAAATTTTTTGTTAATAGTGATGATAGGCCTAATATGTTCGAATTATATTTATATGGACTTAAATCTCAAAGTTTTAATATGGCAACAGTTTCTGTCACACAAGGAAATTATGTAACTACTATGTATGAACATAAGAGTCAACCTGATCCTCTTTTTGGTAAAGAGTTTATTACTCGAGAATTAAATATACCTAGATGTATACAATATTGGAGTTGTTTTACTACAGTTGGTGATTGTGGTATGTTAGTAATGAATTGTGATTCAAAATTAAACTGTAGAAAAATTAGTGGTATGCATACTGCTGGACATACAGCAATGAATTATGGTATAGGATCTATGATTTTTCGTGAAGATATAGAGGAAGCTTTTGAGCATTTTTATCCAGATAAAGATTATGTTAGATCTATTGCTCAAGAATATGGCAAGCCTGATGAAGAAAGAGCTAAAGTATTAACTGAAATGGGTTTAGTTGTTTTAGGTCAAATACCACGTTTAGTTGTACCTGAATTTAATGTAAATCGAATTCCTATGTTAACTTTACCAAGATCCACTAAAATATCTAAAAGTGTGGTTTATGAAATTATGAATGAAGATTATGGTGCAAGTACTGTTGCTCCAGCACGTTTACGACCTTTTGTAAATGAGAATGGCGTACGTGTATCACCATTAATGAATGGTATGAAAAAATTGGTTAAATTTAGTCCTGTGATACCTAATTATTATGCAGAACCTATAAAACAACATATGTATGAATCAATTAAAGGGTGGAAAAGTAGTTATAAACCAAGAATTTTAACTAATTATGAAACAATTAATGGTGTTGGTGTTTTAAATCCTGTGGAAATGAAAACATCTGCTGGATACCCTTATGTATTTTTAAATAATACTGCTGGTAAACATCCTTTCTTTAAACAATTGACTGATAATCCAAAAACTTTTGAAATGGGTTCTTTTGTTGCGTCACAATTTCAAATACGTGAAGATATGGCTCGGAAAGGTTTAATATCAGAGACTTATTTTATGGATACGTTAAAAGATGAAACTAGAGAATTAGAAAAAGTGGCACTGGGTAAAACACGATTGTTTCAAATAGCTCCTATGGATTTAAATTTCTTGATAAGAAAATATTTTGGAATGTTTATAGCTCATTTTCATACAACTTTTATAGATGGAGAGGGAGCAATAGGAGTTAATGCTAATAGTTATGATTGGACTTTGATGATACAACGTCAATTGGAAATGGGTGATTCTTTCATTAATGGAGATGGAGTGAATTATGATGCTTCAGCTGGACAAGCTAATTCAATGCATCAAGTCGATGTTATTAACGCTTGGTATAATGGTTCGTATGAAGAAGATTTAGCGCGAAAAACTATATATGCTACATTTTTGAATTCTAAACATATACATGGAGATGTAGTGTATATTATGTTACAAGGGAATAAATCTGGAATAGCTTTAACCACTATTTTTAATATTTTAACTGGTATGTTTGCTATTCGTTTAACATATATGCGAGCAGGATATCATTTACACACTTTTCATGAGAACGTCAGACCAAAATTTTATGGAGATGATGAAAATACAGCTGTAAATAGTGTAAGAGTGCCTAAAGTCACATGTTTATTACATAAACAAAGTATGGCTATGTTGGGTATAGATTATACCTCAGCTGATAAATCGGAAATTATAGATGGATGGTATAAATTAAATGAAGTTTCTTTTTTGAAACGGAAATTTGTTTTTGATGGTATGAAATATTTACCTTGTTTAGATTATAGAGTTGTTATGGAAATAGCTAGATGGAGTGAATCAGATCCTTCTTTGATGGAAGATCAGATGAATCGTTTCAATAGTTGTTTATTGGAAATATCGAATTATGGAAAAAATAAATTTCAACAAATCCGCGAAAGATACGTGGAATATTGCTTTTTAATCATGGAATCAGGATTAAATATCAATGCGCAGGCCTTATTTTCATATGATTATTGTGAACATATAAAATATGGTGAAAGGTGTGATTCCAAAGATTTCCTCATACAACGTGTAGATCTTGCTTCAAACGTGGATAAATTTGAAGTAGTGCTGCATGAAGGAGGCGTTGGTCACGTAAAACTATCCAACCTAGAAACACTTAATAGTTCTAATGTTTCTTTGTATGAACGAACTGCAACCGCACAAACTTATGAAGGTAAGAGTAAACCTAAAATTATTCAAATAATACGTCCACCTAAAGCTTCGGCTCAAGGTGAAGAAGAGTCACTTCTGCCTAGAAGTGAAGAAGAAATAGACTTTGATTGTCATATGATTATGGTTGAATATTTACGAGAATTACAACCATGTATGGAAGCTTTTTCTAAAGCTGTACGGCGAACTTATCATAAAAGATCAGCTAGACATGGTTTATCAATTTTAAATCATAAAGTTCAGGCAATGATTACAATATTTCATGAATGTCGAAAATTAATAGTTGGTAGTTCGGAAAGTGCTATAGCACAAGGAGAAGAATCTATTAGTGCTGGTCCAGTTAAGGAAACAACTGAAACGGGTCCAGATGGTGTTCAGGAAAATGCAGTGGTATCTCAAATGATTACAACTTTTGTGGATGCAAATGTACCGCATCAACCACCACAATTACATACTAGTATTCCTTATCCTAATAATTCTAATTTGTCTATAGATTTAGATACTTATTTTGCAAGACCAATTATTTTGGATTCTTTCAGTTGGGTTAGCACATCTGCTATTTGGACAAAAGTTTGGGATCAATCTTTTCCGCGTATGTTAACTGCTAATGGTTTAATTAAACAAAAATTGTCTTTAATGCAATTTTATCGACCGGATATTGAATTTACTATAATGTGTAATGCTACAAAATTTCATTATGGTCGGTTAGTTTTTGCAGTTTTACCTTTACGCACTTTTAATACAATCTCGTATAATGATTGTTATAATTCACCTTATAATATTTTTACAACACCTCATTGGTATCAAGTATCTGCTGGAACACAACAGAGCATACGTTTTGTTGTTCCTTATAGACATTTAGCTAGTCAAGTTACTATACATGCTGATTCACCATGGGAAAGAAATTTGTTTGATATAGTTGGTTATGTTTCTGTGCCATTACAAACTGCTGGAAAAGCTTCGGCAGCATCTGGCATGGGACCAGCTGATGTGAGCATTAGTGCTCGTTTTGTTAAAACACGTTTTGCTGGTTATAATTTTTTGGATGCTGCTTCTACTCAAGGGGAAGAATCAACGAAAAATTCGATGGCTGGCATTACTAATTTCAATCCTATTGGTATTGTTTCAGAAAGGGTAGTTTCTACTACATTAACTGGTATGTCTAATGTTGTAAAAGATATGAGTCATTTAGCTTATGCTGCTGGTTTTAGTGTACCAGTTAATAAATCTACTACTAATAGTATGCAAATTCGACAACCTTTATTTAATAAAATTGAAGATACACCAAATACTGTTGTTTTAGGTCCTTCTTCCAATGCGAGAGTTGTACCAGGTAGAGAGTATGTGAATAGTGAAGAAGATGACATGAATATTAATAATATAATTGGACATAATTCATTATTAAATACTGTAGCAATGACTAGTAGTAATGCGGCAGGGGCTGTGTTATTTACTATGGGTTTGGTACCACGTAATTTTAGATTTGGAGGTGTAGGATATACTAATAATACAACATCTTTTTATCCTTTACCGGTATGTTATCTAGCTCATATGTTTGATTATTGGAGAGGTAGTTTTAAATTTCATTTTTCAGTTGTTGCGTCAGCTTTTCATAGTTGTCGTATACGTATTTTTTATATACCAGCTAACGCAGGTGGATCACCTACTTTACCTACTGATAATGTCGCTGGTTTAACTCAATCAAGTCATGTAAGAAATATTATTTGGGATATAAACAAAACTGCAGATATAACGGTGGAAGTGCCGTTTGATAGTTATGCACATTGGTTACGATGTGATATTAAACAAAATGTGTCTGGAGTTATAGGTTTGCAAGTGATTAATCCATTAACATCTGCTGATCCTTCTGGAGTGGTATCACCAATAAATATACAAGTGTTCGCAAGTTGTTGTGAAGATTTTCAATTTTCTAAACCAGCAGCTCGTGTTGGTATGGTTTGGGCTCCTGATTTTGCTAGTACTCAAGGAGAAGAAATGGATGCATGTGTTATACCAAGTAGTTCATCAATGTGTTTACGCGAGCAGAAAGGGTTTTTGCTGGGAGATGTTGATGCTAAATGTCGTAAATTTCATGATAATATGTCAACTCCATTTACATCTGTTAAACAACTTGTTAATCAATTAACACCGTTTGATAGGGCTGTATATACTGATACAGACAAATCTGTTATCAATGGATTTAGTTATACACCTTATGGTTATCATATTAGGGGTTGGAATGATACATATTGGAATGCTCCTTTGCATATTATACAAGCATTGTATAATTTTCAGCGAGGTAGTTTTCGTTTCCATTCTATTTGTAATAATAAAATACAAGCATGCGCTTATATTAAAGGTTCTAATAATAGCACTTCATATGGAGTTAATATTTTTGATCCAGTTAATGGAGTGGGAACTGAAGTGCCGTCTAGTTTGGAATCGTTGAATAGTACTCAATATGGTTTTTCATATTTTTATGATAATACCGTGTATCCAGTTGATGTTACCGTACCGTATGATAATATTTATCCATGTGCAAAAATACCAAATGGAAATTTAGCTTTTCCACCACCAGATGTTAATGTTTTGTATACATCGTATTCGACGCAAAAAACAAAAGGGGTAGTTATAATAAATTGTGTTGCTGCTGGTGATGATTTTATGTTAGGATATCGTCGTCCTGTTCCACGTATACGTATAGCAACGAAACCAGTTTTATTGTTACGATCTGGAATTGAAGAACAAGGGATGGGACCAGTGTTAGAAAGACCCACAGATTTAGGTGTTAATATTGTTGTGGGTAATGTTAATGCTACTCCAGATGAGATACGTGATATACTTGGTAAAAATGCGAAAGCATTTGGTTTGGTATACAGATGTGATGGTGTGCGCTGGCATCCTATAGTTTCTGACACTGTAGATTTTGAATATAAAAATAATATTTGGATGACAAAAGATAATGTTAAAGCAAATGCTTCACAAGTTAAATTTCTTCTTGTGTTATCGTGGAAAAAGAAAGGAAAAAGAAGTCTCGTTGAAAAATTTTTAAACGAGCCTGATAATGAAAATGATTCAACAGAGTCAGATTTATCAGATTGAGCTTGCTATTGGGCTCATATATTTTAAATATATAAAATCAAGAACTTATTTTACAAGAATTATATGTAAGTAAAGAGTTTTGGGC